GAATAGAAGATGGCGACCACCCAATTATTTCACAAGACCCAGACCTTCATAAACTCAAAGTAAACGTGTCCAAAAGCAAAATAGGAAGACCTAAAATGCGTGAGGTGGAGACAGTCATGTCCTCACCTGATCGCCCAAAGGCACTTGCGGAGGTTAATACCCCCGAAGCCGTCTGTCTAGTCTTTTTCTACGCTGGAATTATCGGCAACACGATGAAGACCATTGACACACCCGAAGGGAAAACCGACATCAAGGCAATTGCAGTCATTGCAATCTCCCCTGATGGAGTGAAGTGGATACAGTTGCAAGAACCGCAACTCCAGTACGCTCCCTTCCTGCAAAAACCAAAACCTGTTGGAGTACAGGCATGAAATTCTAAACTCGGGGACAGACAATAAAACCTGTTCCCATTTTTTTGAGATTCACGAGACAACTGCAAATTTCTACTATACAGCCCAGACTGAGGTTTAAAGGCCATAGTCAGACTGTAAAAATAGGTGTTGTAGTTGTCTCGTGGCTTTCAATTCGGAAACCATATCAGATCCATAAGGATTGTCTGATGTTCTTGATAAATGCAAGCAAAAAACCAACAAAAAGAACTCTTGTAAGTTCATATACGTGCGCCCTACATCACAAGCCATGTGCCGTAGGGCAACTGCCCACTATTGAGGAAACTGCGGATGAAGTGATATACCACCGCATAACTGCGTTCGACTCGCAGAGTGGGAATAATTTAAATGAGAAAATCTAGATTTTTACTTGATAAAAAAGAGGAAGCGCATCTTCTTATTCGTGATCTACAGATTTCGGGCTTGGTAAAAAATGAAATCTACGCGCGTCTATCCAAAAAGTTAGGGATACCTCAATCAGAGTGTCACTTTGCTAAAATGAACAAAGTGCAGCAAGTTCAGAACGGCATTTATGCACTTGAGCAAATGTGGCATGAATACAAGCATGAGAAACGAAAGCGACAAATCAAACGGAGAAAAGAACGCACGTTAAAGAAAAGTATTCAAGTAAAGCCAAAGCATCTTGTACTTGTGCAAAAAGATATGACTAAGCTTACTGCGAGAGTTTCTGAGCAAAATATGATTGAAAGAGAAGATAGAAATAATTGTCACCCGATACTTTTCAAATACTTGCCATTTTTGTTGAGATTTATTAGAAAGTGATATACTTATGTTTTAAAACTTTAAAGTATTAGGCGGCTTTGATCGCCAAAGATAGAACAAATAGCGGATTAGTTGCAGAACTCGCCGTAAACAAAAACTATCTAATTGTGTTCTGTTCGCAACGGTAAGGATGTTTACAAAGATAAACTGGTGACAACGTTGGTAACTTAAGTTTTGTACTATTTAAGCCTCCGTGTAGTTTTTACACTACCAGCCAATTTCAATCTTTACCCGAGCACAATAGAACGTAAGTTAGTGGATATTAAATTTTAAATCAATGCTATAATAGACACATCACATGGCGAAACCCTAATAAGGTTTCGCCTTTTCGTATGCAGAAATTAAACATACAGGAAGTTCCTAACAATTTCATAGAAGTACCAGTCTTTGCGGACGAGTATATTTTTGGTGGTAATTCAAAAATTCAAGGGGATGTACTTAGAGCTGACGGAGATTGGCGTAGCAGACTTGCATTTGAAAATCAGTACAATAACGGAGTTGAGAGCATGTCATGCACTGTGTATGGGACACTCAGTGCTATAGAAATCTTACTTACAGAGAAATTCGATTTTTCTACTGATTATTCAGAACGATTTACTTCAACTCTTGCGGGAACAACTAAATCAGGCAACTCTCCACACAAAGTAGGAGAAACTATACGCGGAAGAGGACTTGTTTCTGAGACTCAATTACCATTTTCAATGGAGATAACACGATGGGAAGAATACTTTGCTCCTATTCCCTCACAACTCAGTAGAGAAGGCCAGAAATGGCTTAAACAATGGAGTTTTGGTCATGATTGGGTGATTACAAGAGACACACGTAAAGAAGAAAAGATTGAGCTTCTTACCGATGCACTCAAGTTTTCACCAGTAGGCGTATCAGTCTATGGCTGGGCAGATGAGAAGGGAGTGTATGTAAAAGCAGGGAACGATAATCATTGGTGTCTCCTTGTAGCAGGAGACAAAGACTATTGGTACGTGCTCGATTCATACGCACCATATCTTAAAAGATTAGCTAAAAATTATGATTTTGGATTTGCCAAAAGATACTCCATAGAAAGAAGAAAAAGTAATTGTCTAGAGACACTATTAGAAAAGTTTAAATAAATAAAAAATGCTGAAATTAAAAAGTTTTGAGTTTAGCGATGATACGGGAATGAACGAGTTACTAAGTAACTACCGTGTTGCTGCAGGCGCACACATCATGACCTCTGATGGTCTTATTATCATCCCTTACGAAGATGGAGAGCCAAAATCTGATATTCAAAAGACCATAGATGTAAAAGAGCAAAAGAACACCATCATTGAACAAATTGAGATCATCCTCCACTCACAAGGGGTAATGAAGTTTTTAAATGATGACGCAACAAAGCGTATTGAAGCTGCAAAAGCGGCACTGTCTGAAGCTGAAGCAAACCTTGCAGAAGCAAAAGCCATTAAGCCAGCAAAGGGAGAATACAAAGAACATGCAAACAAATTAAAAGAACTTGATGCAAAAGTCGCTGAAGAAACAAAGAGACTGAAGGAAGTAGAGCAAGCGAAGGTAGAAAACAACAATCAGATCAGGATGAACACTATTGAAATTGCCCGACTTACTCTGAATGTTGAACTCTTTGATAAGAAGATTGAAGAACTAGGATAGTAGGCATGTCGTCTAAAAAAAGACAACTGGTACGAGTCTATCAAGGTTCAACATTGCGTAGAGAGAAAACAAGAGGTGATATAGAACATGAACTCAGAACTCAGTTGAACCTGATAGGAACAAAACTTCTTTCAATCAATTGGAAGAAGAAAACAGCACACTACATTGACTCAAAAGGTCATAAACGATCAGACACTATAAAAATAAATACCTATGAGCAAGAATCCAAAGAGGCAAACGCAAGTTAAGCCAACTGTAGAAAAGATAGTGACATTCAGAGCAACTTCACCTGATGGCAAAATTCAATCAAATGGGGCTACTGAGAAAGAAGCATTAGCGCTCTTAGAACAAACACTCTATGATTCAAGTAACACTTAAACATAAGGTACTTGATGTTATATTTTCCTTCAATCTTACGGAAGACACACCTGGAGAGAAATTGGCTAAATACAATTATCAAATCGAACGGATAGAAGATACGAATCAAGTACGAGCAGAAGACTTCTACATAACGAGTAAAACTGTGTAATGGGAAAGAGAGAACCAAAAAAAGAAACTAATCCATCTAACCCTAATGGGGCTAATCAGTTTTTATTAGACCCAAGACAAATACTCTGTTGGGACTCTTACGTTGATCCAACTTCTGCAACATTCGGAAATGCCACACAGTCAGCAATCAAAGCAGGCTATGAGCCGGATTATGCAGACCAAATTACAACATCAGAATGGTTCAAAGGGAAAGTTAGGAGATTGAACCTTTTGAGCAAATCGGAAAAAGTATTTAATGAAGTGCTTGATATGCCCATTAATGTAGTTGATTCATTTAACAGAGATAAAAACGGAGAAGAGTATGACGAAGACGAGGTTCAAGAATTGATCGTAAGAACTGATCCTGCTTTAATTCGCATTAAGTTAGATGCTGCAAAGTTTGTAGCTTCAACTCAAGGAAAGGATGCGGGTTATTCGACACGCTCTGAAATATCTGGACCAAACGGAGGAAAGATTGAGATAGATGACAACACTCGCAACAAATCAAAAGGAGCTGTCAGACGATTCCTCTCAGGAAATAGAGAGGATTCTTGATGGTAACGATATAAAAGAAACAAGGGCATTCTTTGTTTTCAACTCTGAAACTTCTGAAGAAGAGGTGTTATTCCTATTTAACTTATGGGGAAGAAAATTTTTTACCAAGTACTTCAAGGTAGACGACGCTCCTTTCCATAAATTCATTGACGCTGATAACTGCAGAGTGTACAGAGGGAGGTCTGATATCGGGCTATGGAAGTTTATACGATTCTTTGTAGATATCGCCTTTCGTGGAGCTGCAAAAACTACACGCACAAAACTCTTCATAGCCTTTGCTATATCCAATGATGAAGACCATAGACGCAAATACATCAAAGTTCTCAGTGCTGATAAAGCCAATGCGGTACAGATTGTAACGGACGTATACAACATGCTCATGAATCAAACAGTGCACTACTTCTATCCTGAGATATTCCAAAAGACTGTGGAGAAACGGCAAGAAACGATGCATACATTTACAACCACCACAGGAGTAAAGATGTCCGCTGATTCTGTAGGCACTGACCAACGTGGAGATGTACAGGAAGATGTGCGCCCTGATTTTATATGGTTCGATGACTTTGAAACTCGTAAAACATTACGCTCTGCAGTTATTACCAATGCCATATGGGATAACATGGACGAGGCAAAGCAAGGGTTGTCTATTGATGGAGGTGCACTCTATAACTGTAACTATTTATCTGAACGAGGAAATGTACATAAGCTTGTACTTTCTGAAGACACTGAAACAGTGGTGTTAGTCACTCCAATCAAAGGGAAGATTGAAAATGGTGTGCATATTGACGGTACTCCTACATGGCCTAAAGCATATACTCCTGCTGATGTTGAAGTGAAGCTAAAAAACGCTGCTGATCCTGCAGGAGATTACCTTTGTGTACCAAGTGCAGGATCTGACATTATCTTTGACCGTAAATCTGTAAACAAGCAGGAATTCAAGACTCCAATTAGAACTATTGGTACAGGTGACGAATTCAAGATATTCCACACATACGATCCATCTCACCGCTATGGTGGAGGGCATGATGTAGCAGGTGGAGTTGGTTTAGACAGCTCTACTTCTGTATTTATTGATTTTTCTACTAATCCAAGCAGAGTAGTAGCAACATACAAGAGCAATACGATAAAGCCTTCTACATTTGGCGATGAGGTGCGTTCTCAGGCAGATCGATTTGGTGAACCTATTATTGCTGTAGAAAACAACAAGTTTGATAGCGTACTTGAACGTTTACGGACGCTCAATTACCCAAACTTGTACTTCCAAGAGATGAAGCCTACTCGAATAGGTACACCACCAACAGTGCGCACACTTGGATGGAATACCAATGCAGATACTAAATCCAAGATGATATTTGCATTGATGAAAGCTGTTGTAGATGGTCACTTGGAACTCTCGGACAAAGACCTTATTGCAGAAGCAAAATCATATACTCTTGATGACTTGATGGATAGGCCAGACGATGTGCGCTTAACTACACGCCACTTTGACTTGCTTATCGCTGCATCAATTGCGTATTGGATGAAAGACTTCGCAACAGTGAAGCCTGAGTCAACAGGAGGTTATCAGCAACCGGACTATGAGCGGGCCGGATTAGATGAATAAATATGCCAACCCGAGATGATTTTTACAGATGCAAGATCTGCAAACAGCTCTACCCCGATGCTGATTGTATTCTGGACCCAATTAAAGGCTTGCAGTGTCCGAAAGGATGCGTAGAGGAATATGTTCAGCCCGAGTATGAAAGTCCATTACAAGACTCAGAATAGCCATGAAACAACAAATTATTACAAAGGTTTGTGAACGGTGCGAACAGAAGTTTCAAATACCAAACATTAAAGAATCCCGCGCTCGTGAACTGTTGTTGCAGTTCAAACTCTGTACTCATTGTGGTTTTGTAAAAAGCTCTAAGTATCAAAACAGCGAGAAATCAGGCAGATGTGTAGATTGCTCAATTCCTTTTGCCATTATGAATCACCATTCTAACGGAAGATGTAAGCGTTGTGATATGAGGCACTTACGCCACAAAAACAAGGGCATTTGATAGATTGCGATGAATGGAAAAACCCTCTACAGAATATTCATCAGACGAATCCCTGTTGCTTCTTGAGTCTCGATATAAAAATATGACTAAAGCTCAGCTTGCTACTGAGGCGGTCACTATTTCCACTAATCAAGTGATGGCCTGTTTTGAGTTTAAATCTCCACGTCTGTCTCGTTTGCAGAAGTATTGGGATCTCTATGATGGCAAAGTACCAAAGAAGCTCAGACAGCTTTTTAACGTCCCTATTCCAGTATTCCCCGGAATGGTAGACACGCTGAATGCTCTTTATGACACTCCTATACAGCTTAAATTTAAGGAAGGTGATGCATCTGACTATTTCAAGGTACTCAAGATCAACGGTGCATTTCAAAAGGAAGTGATGGACTCAGCTGAGAACAGTAAATGGGATGAGAAACTTACTCTTGCAAGAAGCAACGGAATCATTGAAGGTCGTCCGATTCTTGAATATACCGTATCAAGTGATCCTGAATACTACTCTGAACTTAATGTTATTAAGTTAAAGAACTTTAACTTTCAACCACGAGGGGGAGGAAAGCTTGAAAACCACTTGTTTGCGGGAACTGAAGATGTAGAAAAGACAAAATCTGAGCTTTTTGCAGGGGTAAAAGCCGGATACTACGACAAAACGCAGGTACTTGAACTAGTGAGTAAGTGTGCAGATCGTGAGTATTTGCCAAATAACAGTAATATCTACGGTGATAAGCTTTCTCGCTTTAAAGCACTGGGACTAGATCCTGATAACCACTCGTATGTGGGGGAATCAGTGTATAAACTAGCAAACCATGTTTTAAATATTGATGGCAAACGATATTACCTTTGTTTTCATCCTTGGAGTAAGACATGGGTACGTTTTGAACGGCTTACTGATCAGATAAGCTCTGACCTCTATCCGTGGGTAACGTATGCCACTCACCCAAATGACGAAAACTTTTTACCTAAGAGTTTTGCTGATGATCTGTACCCCGCAGCAGACTCAATTGTAGCAATGGTGAACCAAGAGCTTACTAACCGTGAAAAGCGAAACAACGGTTCTCGAGCATTTGATAAAGACATGTTTTCTGATGTACGAAAGCTTGATGAAGCTATGCATCGTCCTGATGGTCTTGTTGCTGCTGATACGAAAGGAGGAACACGAAGAATTTCTGAAGGAGTGTATGAGTTTAAAACAGCAGAACTTGGAGGCACAATCAACCTTGCTGACTGGATTATAGGTTCTCTTGGACGCAATACAGGAGCTAATGACCTTTCTGCAGGAAGTGTATCTGAAGTATCTAAGAAAGCCTCAGTGACGTTTGCTGAACAAAAATCAGTTTCTAAGCGCATCGCATGGTCCTCAAAACCCTTCCAAGGAATGATGTCAGATCTTGGGAAGCGGTTTGTCTATGGCTTGAAAGACCACATGCCGTCAAAGATGGCTATTAAGCTCATGGGTGAAGGAGGTTGGGAATGGGATGAAGTCACCCGGATTGACCTGAGTACTAAGAAGGATGTTGACGTGCATATTATCTCTACCGATCAGGAAATACAGAATAGCGAAATGAAAGCTAAACGCCGTTCTGAAGCACTTGGAATGGTCTTAAATAGCCCTAACATTAACGGTAAAAAGCGTGATGAGGAAATTCTTATCTCTATTGGCGATTATGCAGACGAAGAAGTAGCAGAGTTTTTAGACACTAAAACCTATGCAGACCGAAAATCTATTGCCCGAGCGAGTGTTGCTATTGAAATGATTCTCCGCAGTGAAGAACCAGACTTGTGGTATGGCGCAACCATTCCGTTCATGCAGAAGATTCTTGATTTTGCCAATGATAAACGCGCATCTCTTAAAGATAAATTTCAGCAACTTGTTGACTACTCAATGGCGCACATAGACATTGTTCAAGAAAATATAGAAAAAGATATTGCAGAACAGATGCGTATTCAAGGACAACAGAACTTACAGCAACCGATGATGCAAGGAGAAGAACAGCCATCAGAAGCAGCTAATCCCGGAATGTCGGGAGGCATGAGTAGGGCTATGAGTATGGCAGAAGCAGCAGTATAAAAAATGATAAAAGACTTAGAAAAAGTAGCTGAAATATTTCTCAATGACGTAGACGCTGAAGACTTTCAGGAAAACCTGAAGACCCTTAGTGATTGGGAGAAGTCTCTTGATGAAAACAGGCTGTTCCTGAGTTGGCAGAATCACGACATTACCAAGGATATTTCTAGGATTGCCAAAGAATCCTTTAAAAGTTTTGCAATGCAACTTATGCAGAACCGCACTCTCACAGAACAGCAACGGTTTTCCTTATGGGCAAAGCAAGATGCATGTCTTTTTATTCTTGAACTGACTGAAAAAGATGCGAAGCAACAGATACAGCAAATTCTCAAAGAGGTACATATAGCAATCAACACATTCATGTAACGCCACAAAAAGGGGGTGAATTGTTAGATTACAAAATAAACATTAATTCGATAACAAATATATATGCCAAAGAAAACGACAGCTGTGGAGGAAGAAATCGTTGAAGAAAAAGTAGAAGCAACTGAGGAAGCTGTGGAGGAAGAAGAAGAAGAAGAAGTGGAAAAAATCTTAGATAAAAAAGGAAAACTCGGAGCAAGTGGAGTTGTCACAGTGACATGGAGAGGTCAGTCACGACAATATACAAAGGAAATACACGGTGACGCTTTCGTAGCTCTAGCAGAGGAATTTGCAGGGAAGAAGGACGCTACTGTGGCGTAGTTTGCAGGGGAGGGGATTATTCTTCTCTCCAACAAACAACACCACGTTGTTTCCCGGATTGCCCGGCTTTAGAGCAATACAGTTTGCATGTTCTGTACGAAAAACATACTTCTCGTGATTCGAGATTTTTAAAGACATCACTTATGGATCAAAACGAAGAACAGTACAAGAAGGAACTAGCCGAATCAGGCGTAGAACTTCCTGAACTAGAGGCAACAGAAACGCCAGAGCAAAAAGCACAAGTCGAAGCGCAAGCCAAGGCAGATGCTGATGCCAAAGATGCACAAGACGCTGAGGATGCGAAAGCAACCGAAAAAGCGACTACAGCAGTAACTGAACCTTTAACAACCGAACCAAAAGAGGAACGCAAGCCGCGCTCAATCTATGACGAATACAAGGACAAAAAATCCGAGTTGAAAACAGAGAAAGAGTTGCGCGAACAAGTGGAGAAAGAACGTGATGAACTCAAGGTAAAACTTGAGGCAGTGGGAGCAGCCAAAACACCTGAAGAAAAGAAAATTGCTACTGATGATCTTGATGAATTTGCTAAAGAAATTGACGCAGATCCTCAAGCTCTACGAAGGATGCGAGATGAATTTTTGAAAGGAGTTAAGACTGAGGGCTTATCTGAAGAAGATCGCAAGATTATCGAAGATGCCAAAGCTATCACTGCATCACACTCAAAAGAACTTGAAAAACAGACTTTTGAAAATGAATATCAGGCCGTTGTGCCTTCACTTAAAGAATTGCTTCCAAATGCAACTGACGAAGAAATGCAAGCAGTAAAAAAGGAAATTGACCGAGTTTCCCATACAAAGGAATTCGCTGACAAAGACCTTGATTACGTTGTATTTAAAACCCAGAAGACTCTCTCAGAACTTGTATCTCCTAAAAAGCGCGGACTCGAGGGTAAGGGTAATAAAGACGTGGTGGAAGAAAATAATGATTTCAACCCGAACGCTGATTACTCAAAAATGACCCCTACAGAACGTGATAAATGGGAGGAACAATATAAAAATCTCGGAAAGTCTGAAGGTCTTCAAACAGATGCACAAGGCAGAAAACTCTTAATCTAAGCTCTCTTTTGGATTTATAACCATTATTTATGGGCGCAAATCTAAATACAATGACATTCAAGACAGTATTCTCAGCCGAATACCAGATGTCACACTTCAAGGAACCTGTATACCAGATCCTTGCAGACACACGTCTTGAATCAGCTCTTACAAAAGGGCAGACAATAGCACGATCATTTGCTTCTGACGTACAAGTAAACGATATGGGAGCTGACGGAAGTTACTCTACTCAGGCGATTACAGACACACAAGAAACATTGGTAATTAACAAGGAAAAAGAAGCTTCGATCTACATCAAGAAACTTGATGAGCTACAAGCACACCTTCCACTCAAGCAGAAGTACGGACGTAAGCTTGCTAATGCTCTCATCAACCAGATTGATGGTGACGTATTGCTTGCAGCGTATCAAAATGCAGGAACAACTCTTGATGATGGCTCATTTGCAGGAACTGCCGGAAACGGACACACAGCAACTGCATCTAACATCGCAACAGTGTTCACTACTGCGATGCAAAAACTCCGCCTGAAGAACGTGGTGTACAACAAGCGATTCCAAGGAGGAATGAAATTGGAAGTTCCTGAGGGAATGCCAATTGCAGTTATTTCTCCTGAAATCCTTTCGTACATTGAATTGTATCTTGGAGGCAAGGACACACTTCTTGGAGATCAGGTTTCCCGAAACGGATACTCTGGTTACTTCATGGGGTTTGAACTCTTTGTTTCAAATGGACTTCCATGGACTGCAACACTTGAACTTCCAACAATTCCAACAGCTGGTGACACTTTGGTACTCAATGGTGTTACTCTAACCGCAGCAGCAGATGGTGCTGCATCTGCAGCAGGTGAATATTCAATTCAAGGAACTGTTGATTTAGGTGCAGCTTCATTGGTTAAATTAATCAATGGTACTGGTACACCGGGTGCTGACGAATATATCGAAGTTTCAGCTGCAAACCGCAGACTTCTTAAAAATATTACAGCAACATATGACGCAGCAACAAACATCTTGACTCTTGTATCTTCAGGATGGGGAACAGTTGTTGTTTCAGAAACATTCACTGCTTCAGGAAATATCTTCACAGCAGGAAAGCAGGTATTGCGCTCACTCTTTGCCCTTTCAAAGTCACTTTCACTTGTAATTCAAAAAGAACCGTCAATGGAGGAAAACTTTGTTTCAGGCAAGATTGGACGAGACTACATCGCATGGACAGTATACGGAATTAAGGTCTTCACAGATCAGGCCCCAATGATTGTTTCATACTCTGTACTTTCATCTAGCTTCACTGCTTCAGACGCAACACCACAGTAATAACCAACTATAACAACTATATGACTACCTTCATTAAATTTGCCCTTGTCATGGTGGGAGTAGTAGTTGGAGTATTACTTGGAACCATGTCTAGCTCAGATAACTTAGGAAGTGTGTACAACAACGTGACCCAAGACTTCAGTAACGGTATCTCAGTTGATGGGACTATCGTCATTGACGAAACGGGAAATGTTGATGCTCCACTTACGCCAATCAGCTTTAAAGAGCCAATTGAGACGATTGCAGCAGACGATACGCTCACTATTGCAGAAACAGGGAAGGTTATCTATCTCGGCACAGCCGGAGTGGATCTTAATCTTCCAACAGCAGCAAGTTCTGCAGGTGTCACCTATCGAGTGGTGGTATCTGCAAACTTTGCAACAACGAACATGACTGTTACCGGAGGAGCGTCAGATGCTTCAGATGATCTTATTTTTGGGTCACTTGAGGTAGCTGGTGCGGTAGTGCTCTGTTCAGATGAAGACACAGTTTCGTTTGTAAACACTGCAGAATTGCCCGGAGACTTCATTGAACTCCATTCCAACGGTACTAACTGGCTCTTAACAGGCCAAGCAGGTGCTTCAGGAGCAATTACCTGTACTGACGCAGACTAAACTTTCCTCACTCTGGCCTTACATTGGTAAGGCTAGAGCTGAGGATGGATTAACAAATTAAAATAAAAACATGAAACGACCACAATTATTCATACCTATCAATGCACAGACAGCAACATACACGTCTGATCCAGTCAATATAGAAAATGCTGAGAAAGTACAACTTGAGTTTACTCGAGCTAACCATTCATCAGGGTCCTCAGCTTTCGCAGTTACAGTTTCGGTAGATGGTGTAAATTACGTTACCTACAATAAGCTTATAGACAACGTGACAAACACTAATGCACAGGCACTTACGCGAGTAGCTTCAGCAAGTCTGGCTTCTGATACAAGCAAACATTACACAATGGACCTCACACAAGATGCGTTTCGTTTTATGAAGGTTACTGTCACTGAAACAACTGATGGTACACATACAGCAAAAGCACTTGTTATTTATAACGTCTAAATATGCTTACACTGCATCCACAAAATTCATTCACCGTAGTTCGCCAGATAGCGAATCATCTTGATACTGACACGAATTATGTGCGCGCTGTGATACGAAACGCATATACCGATGAGATCATAACTACTCTTGATCTTACAAGCCGTGGAAGCCAGCGATTCTCTAAAAACTGGCAAGTTCCTGCAGATACTTCAGGTCAAGGATTCTATATTTCAATTGTTACTTCTGTATACACAAACTCAGATTACACTACCAAAAATCAAAACTATGGAGACGAGGAAACTACTTACCTTGTCCAAGATAGAGTAATGAATGTAGGGCGTGGAGGTGGAGGACTTGATTCACGTACTGTTCGTAGAATTGTTGAGGAAGTGATAGACGCAAAACTACCGAAAGAGGAAGCTTCCAAAAAAAATACAGCAGGCAGTAAACTAGTTGAAGCCAAAAAACTCACTGAGCCTGCTCGATGGGATGAAGTACTTATTGCAATTGGCAAACTGCAGGATTTTATTCAAAAACAGGATAAACCAGAAAAGCTAGATTATAAGCCATTTAATCAGGGCATAGAATCAATTCTAAGCGCTGTAAATGAGAAAGAGGTAACTGAACCTACAGATATTTCTCCAATACTCGAAAAGTTGGAAGAAAAAGATGAGTCAGACAGTCTTTCACAAGAGGAAATGAAAGAAATGCTCTTGGACCTTGAAACAAAGTTTATTGCAACCATAAAAAGCGAAATTAATGAGGCAATTTCAACGACACAATTTGTAAGTCAATTTGCTACATTCGCGTCACCTAAAAAGAAACAGAAAGCTGATGAGCAAGAGGAAGAAGAAAAGCCTATACCTTTTAATTTAAAAGATTTAACCGCATAACATGATTGATACAGGAACAGAATTAGCAGACTTCATCAACTCGCTCAATGCAGAGGCAGATATTGATGCAACGCTTATAGATGTTCTTGTAAGCACAGGTAAAGCAGTTCTTGAAGCGGAACGTCCGTGGATGGTATTACGGAAAACTGATACCTCAAAAAATGTAACAACAGGTAATACATGGCAAACAGCAATTGACCTTTCTACCATTACAGACTTCTCGGAATTTCATGTAAATCAAAATGGAGTTATTTTAAAGCTCTTTGACGGCGGTAATCGTATCGAATACTACTTGTTGAAGCACTTTGATGAACGTCTTGAGTATAAGAATGTGTCTAATACTGCAGTTTATGACGCAAACACAATGACACTCTATCTCAATGGAACAGTGTCATTTGCAGGTACGCTTTACCTTCCCTATGTCTCTACTTCAACTGAAGTAGACCTTACGAGCGTAACTGCTGTATGGACCAAATTTCCACCACGCTTCTTGCCAATCTTGGGATTTTATGCAATTGGAGTGTTTAAAGGAGCTGTTGACTACGACTCTATTAACAGAGCTATGCTACCTGAGAACAAAGCAACATTTGAAGCCCTTAAAAATGCAATGGTTACTTGGGATAACAACTTACAACTTGCAACAAATCAGTCTAATGACCCTACAGAATATGCAGGAGGGTATCCGCGCAGTGGGGCAATAGATAGATTTAGTGATTAAATATGCAAGATTTTACCGTTTCTTCTTTTGGTGGACTCAATACCGCAGTACGCGATATTAAGACTTTAAAACCGGGCATTTCGCCTGATTCTTTAAACTGGCTTACATCTAAGTTTAAAGACTCTATTGAACTACGCAGAGGCTATGCACGACTTGGAGGTACAGAGGTTACAGGAAACGGAAAGATAACAGGACTTGGAGTGAGTATCCGTTACGATGGAACGCAAGTAGTACATTTTTCATACGATAGAAAAGTCAAATACTATGATGCGGTTTTGGATGACACTGTAGAGGTAAGTACTGATCTTTTACCTGTAGCTGCAGATAGTGAAGATGTATGGTTTGAGCCGTATCAGGGGCTTGCAGGATCTTTTCAATTTTTTGGATCTCCCAATTCAGGAGTATATAAAATACCTTCTGCAAACCCCGGCAGTCATGTTGACCAATTAGTAAATAACTACCGATGGGGGGTCTTTCATGTAGGTCAAAACAGAGTGTTTGCAGGACAGAGAAATGGAATTACTGCAGGGAATAACGACAAAACAGGACTCTATCTTTCGTACATTGACAAAGACCAACTTTCTGACTTTACACAAGTAACAGGGGAAGCTGTTGGTGCTTCAGGATCAATAGTGTACTCAGGAACACTTGCGGTGGTTGGCTCGGGTAAAACCATCATGTATACATCTTTTGCTGAAGCAGGAGGTGAAACGCTTGTAGATGACCGCAATGGCATCCTTGTAGGAAATGCAGGATCTACTGGAACAATAAACTATGCAACAGGCGCATATAGCATCACCTTCAACCATTCAACCGTTGGTGCAGTTACAGTCTCGTACTATCACGAAACCGCAACATCTACAGGAATTCTTGATTTTACAGGTTCAGGTAACGGACAGGGTAAGTCTTTTAGACAAGATGATGCGGGAGGTGCATTGATGGCAATATTCAACATCAATACCATTGAGTATTGCTTTCATTTGCTTAAAACATGGCAGTTTACCTCAACGCTTAATGACACTACCTCAACCAACTTGCCATATAGAAATGTGGGTATCCCTTATATTGATTCCGCTTGGCAAACACCTGAGGGTATTGTATTTGCTGATCTTTCACGTCCTGCAGACCCTAAATTCAGACTCATGGAAGTACTTGCCGGAACTACAGTAGATACCATTGAACCACGTGCTATCTCTGACGCACTCGATCTTTCGCCGTTTGCTTTTGACTACTGTGTAGCTTTTCGTTGGGGAGATTACGAAATATTCTGCGTTCAAGAGAAGGTTGCTGAAGTTGCTAATGCATTCAACTCTGTAATGTTTGTGCGTAATGTTGTCTCTAAAACATGGGACAGACTCGATTACTCTGCAAGTAAGCTACGAGAATTTGCAGGGACACTTATCGCAGGAGACTCTATTTCTAACAATGTCTACACGCTTTTCTCTGGTTTTGATGAGGACGGAGATGTTATTGAAAATTACTGGACTTCAGGCGACCTTAATCTAGGTTCTGAGAATCTAAAGAACTGCAGAAGGATGGTTATAGAAGGGCTTATACAGCCAGATCAAGAACTTAAAATATCACTTTCTTACGATGGGGGCACATTTACTGAACTATTTACCGTCAAAGGTAATGCTGACTATGTGGACTCAGGCATAAATACCTATATAGGGGGTACAACAATCGGCTCTAAGGTAGTTGGAGGTGGTGGAAGCACAGTAGCTCATCCGTATGAGGTTGATTTCAAAATAAACTCAGATCGTTTTATGAACGTCCGTATAAAAGTAGAAGCTCTTGCAATTGGATATGTATCAGTAAATTCCTTTACGTTTAAAGACATCCGCGATAAAGGCAGAAAAAATTTACCTAGCCGAACAAGATAACGCCACAAAGCATAGACTATTAGCTAATATACAAAATATGTTTGATTCAATTTTAGGAAAAATAGCAAGCTTCATAGCTATTCCGTTTGTTTTTATTGCCAGTTTACTAGCTCCCACTCCTATTGCTCCTGAGCCTGTGCCACAATTTCCTGTATATGAAGAAATTGAACTTGGGGTTGCACTGCCTCAGGTAGCTGCTGTTTTTGAGACATCTCTAGCTGCCCCGATTACCGCTGCAGCAACTACTATGACCCTTACCGCTAACTCTGTGCGCGGAGGCGGTTCTGTTTCAGGATTTAATTGCTTTACTGTTGACGAAGGGAGTGCTCAAGCTGAGTTCATCTGTGGAACTGCTTCAGGAACTGCTATAACAGGTCTTACGAGGGGTATTAGCCCACTGGACGGTATTACTGAAGACGCAGATTTAAAATTTGCTCATAGACGCGGGTCCAATGTAAAGATTACTGATTTTCCGCTTATTCAACGTATTAAGTCTCAGAATAATGGTGAGGGTACATTTGCAAACCCTATTTCATATGAAACTGGTGTTGGTCCAGTAAGTAATAGCGATCTTGCTGATAAAGAGTATGTTTTGAGCGTTGTAAGTGGCGGTACTGTTTCTTTTGATAAAGAAATTGTAGCTGGTACTGCAGGTGAAACAATATCGGCAGGGAATCTCATTTACCTTCTTAATACTGACGCTGAGTGGTACAAAGTTGATACTGACACCGAAGCAACTGTTAAAAATAGACTTCTTGGTATCGCACAAGGAGCAGGCACAAATGGAAACACTGTAACTGGCGGTGTACTTATTAGTGGTCTTGATACGAACCAATCTGGTCTTGTTGCGGGGACGTATTACTATGCAGGGGCTACTGCAGGAGCAATAAGTACAACTGTTTCAGGGCGTGTTGTAGGTCAGGCACGAAATACAACTAATCTTTATTTCAGTCCAGCAGGTATTGCTTCAAGTACAGCGTCTCTCAGATTTTCAAATACATATACAGGGACAAATACATTTACAGCCACTACTACCGTAGGCACTTCAACATTAATTATAGGTTCTACTCCCGCGTATCAGATTGGAAAAAATAGGCAAATAATCACATCAACAGGAACTTCAACTTTATCTGTCCCTACAGGAATTAATAAGTTGTGGGTAGAAGCTCTGGGAGCTGGTGGCACAGGCGGGGGTTGTACTGCAGGAGGTTCAAACGGGTCTGGTGGTGGTGGTGGAGGTGGTGGAGGGTATGCACAAGAAATTGTAAGCGTTGCAGGAACTTCATCTATTCAAGTGGTCGTTGGTGCAACACCAGGGGGAACAACTCGTTTTGGGTCTGTTGGTGCAGCATTCATGACAGTTACGGGGGGAGGCACAGGCATTGAAACTACTCCAGGACAAGGCGGTACTGCTACTGGTGGTGACATAAATGTTGGGGGGGGCGATGGGCAATCAGGAGCGAGGGATTCAACGTCTTTCGTTGACGCAGGGTTCGGGGGATCTGGAGCCAGCTCTATGTATGGTGGTAGCGGAGGAGGTTCTGCATATACTGGCACTCAAGTAAATGGTCTTGCAGCTTCAGGATATGGCGCAGGTGGAGGCGGGGGTGGATGTAGCAACGGTTCAGCTACAGGAGGTGAAGGAACACAAGGTTTAATTATCGTTCGTTGGTAATATGTCAAAGCTGTCACTCACAAAAGGAGGAGTAGTTACAAACAAAGGCTCAAAAGCTTCTACCTTTACTGACTCAAAAACAAAACAGACTTCCTATGTAGATCCTAGTTATGTACCACGCACAAACAAAAGCACTCCAACTCCAACGGTCGGAGGTTCAACAACTTCAGCGAGTACTCCAGTAGTAACTCCATCAACAGATCTTTCTACAGCTCTTGGAAATGCAAAATCTCAGGCTGATACAATTCAACAGAATCTCAATGACAGTATTGCATCAGGTGAAATAGAATCTGCCAGTACACCTTCACCAGATGAATACTATCCACGCTATACACCGCCTGAAGAAGAACAGGCTCCTACTGGTCCATCGACTGAGGAAGTGCAGAAGGATATGATGAAAGATGCACAGGCTCAAATCAATTCCCTCAATCGAATGTACAAAGATCGTCTTGATGAGCAACAGACTATTAATCAGAGCAGAAGCAGAGAAACTTCATCGGGAAACACTCTGACAGGTCTTGCCGGTTCTTCAGAAGCAAATGTAAACGCACAAAGAACTGACAGCCAAAATCAGGCAGCAAATAACGCTATACGAAACCAGCAAGAAACGGCGGTACAAACTGTTCTTTCTGACATTCGTACTGCAGCTGTAACAGAAGGTCGAGAACTTCGCACTGAAGCGCGTCTTGATGCTGAAACTAAGGAAAAAAATAGAGTTACACGAGAAGCTGATGCTCAGAAACATATTGCTACGCTTGCGCAGGCTGGTGCAACTATTGATGGTTTCAAAAAAACAGATCCTGAAGGCTACTCATACCTTGCAAAACAGGCAGGAGGTGAGCAGATGATAAAAGCGATGTTTACACTCAATCGTCCACAAGAAACTATTTTGGATAAGCGCATTGAGGGAGGAAAGTACGTTATTGCCTACCAGAATCCTCTTGATGGCAAAACACGCATTGAAACGCTCGATCTAGGCTTACCACCACAATATACAAAGACTATTGACGCGGGGGACCGTCTCATGGCTATTCCCGATGGATGGGATGGTGATCCTTCAAAGCTCATTACTATCAATAAAGGGCTTTCGCCAGAGCAGAAAGAAATAAGCGCTCGTCAAACTAGAGAAGGAACTGATACAGGCATAGGCAATAGTAGCTCATACGGCAGTGACCTTGATGCAATTATAGGTTCTACTCTTTCAACAATTCCTAGCAAATTTGGACAGGCGACTTTCCAATCGCAAATTAATAAGTCTAGAAACGACCAAGACAAGATCAACTTGATTGCCTCACAGGTATTGAAAGGACAACCTGCGGAACTGAGAACAGACTTTGCAAATCAAGCGGTGGGTATTTCAAATATTGATAAAGCTATTCAAGAGCTAGACTCAGGTTTACAAACTGGATTCCTTGATAGTAAATTGCAGTATGTAGCCAACTTTTTTGGTAGAGATTATGACCCTAAACTTGCAAAAATAAATAGTCTCATTATAGCAGCAATCCAACCATACCGAAACTCGGTTACAGGTGCTGCATGGGGGACTCAAGAGGATGGCGAATACCAGAGCTTGTTTGGTTCTACAAAATACTCACCTACAGAACTACGTTCACGTCTTGTGAGTGTAAAGGAAATTCTCAAAGATAAGTCAGCACAAGGTTTGAATACCTTTGTTAATCCTATGGGATATTATGACAATCAGTTTGACTCAGGAACGTATGAGCCAGTAGGTACAAACGTACAAGAAAAAGCGGAAGCAGCCGGATATGACTATGCAGCTATGAGAGCTGATGGTCTTTCTGATGAGGATATTGCATCAAGTTTATAACATGCCAATTGACTTAGAAAAATACAAAAAATTACCCACACAAACTCCATCTAACTCAGGTGGTGTAGATATTTCTAAGTATCGTAAGACTCCTGTTTCTTTTAAATATCCTGAGGTACAAACTGCGGAATCACAACAACAGAAGATTTCAAAATATCAGGAAGAAGCACGTCAGTCAGAAGCAGTATCAAAGAAAGCAAACTCATTTGGTGGAATGTTGGGTAATTTTGGCAAGGCATTTGTGGGAACAGTTGCCAACTCTGAAGTAGGGCTTGGAGAATCAATCTCTAAGATTATTCAAGCAGGGAGTAAAGTTAATTTGAAGTCACAATCTGACAACATAACTGCACAAAACAATTTAAATTCCCTCATCCGGCAAAAGAAAGCCCGAGGTGAAGACACGAGCACACTAGAACGCATGTATAACAACACTGTCTCACATACAGAAAGTTTAAATAAGAATATCAAAGAGGAAGTTAGTTTGCCCTCAACTCAGAAAGTTCTCGGTCAGTTAGGAGGCACTGCGTTGGATGTACTTACTGCAGGTACATACGGAAAGGCTGCTCAGGGAATGAAAACAGGGCAACTGGCAAGTAAAATTCCACTTGTGAGAGGTGTAGCAACAGCTACAGGAGCGCCAGAATTAGGACAAATGGCTGCTAGAAAAGCAAGTGGCATAGGAACGTGGAAAGGTATTGGAAACATTGCAAAGGGTGCAGGCGCTGGATATGCAGTTGATGTCACACAAGGTCTACAAGGTGCTCGAGGTGAAAATAGAGAGGGAGGTAAAGCTTTTATACCAGGAATGGGTACAGCTCTTGGTAGTACACTTCCAATAATCTCTGAAGCAGGACAAACTATCGCTAACAAATTCGATCCTCAAACAAAAGGTGATCTTCTTATTACAAGACGACATAAAGAGCTAGAAAAACTTGATGCATATAAAACACTCAAAACTGCAACTGAAAAGGGGCGTGAGAGAGGAATAGATGTAAAGAAAGTTCTTGCCGAAACTGATGTACTTCATGGTTCTGTTGACAACAGGGGGACAATCAATACTAAGGGCGATGGGGGAGCAATTGAACAGTATACTCGTCAATTTATTGATGGAAACGAAAAGCTTGTAAGCGAGGCTCTTAAAAAAGAGGGGGTGTCCATTTCTCCTGATGTAATACGGCTCAAGCTTGAAAAAGCAGTAATGGATGCTGGCATTGAGGGTAAAGCACTTGTTCAGGCAAAAAAGAGCATAGCTGACGAGCTGTCAGGCTATGCACTTCGATCAAGTGATAACGGTGTTATCCCTGTGTCTACACTCCACGATGCAAAAATTGACAAATACAACAGCATAAACTTCTTTACAGAGGGAAACACAAAAAAATACGATAAGACTATTGCTAAAGCTCTTAAAGAGCTTGTAGAAACTAATACAAAATCTGTGGACGTATCTGAAGTTAATAAAGAGCTTTCTAGGCACTTTGCTGTTATTGACTACCTTAACCGTCTTGATGGAAAGAAAGTAGAAGGAGGGAAACTTGGAAAATACTTTGCTCAGTCTGTAGGAGCAATCGTAGGATCTCATTTTGGTCCACTTGGGGCAATCGTTGGAGCAACAGTGGGGGGGGGAATCAAAGGAAACTTGATGTCTCGTGCATTTGGAGGACAAACAGGACGTACTATTCCAACTGCCGAGTCAATAAAAGACGCTGTCAAATTTAAAGATGCGAAGCCTTTAGAGTTACCACCAGCTCAGGGCATTATAAATAGCACCCAAACTCCAAATCCAATAAAACCTACAAACAACAACGCCCCTAGAAATATTAACCCTCTGACTGCAAAAACAGCGGGGGATATATCTAACTCCTCTGCATACACTAAACCTGCTATGAATAAAACACAGAATACCCCAGCACCGATGAGTAAAAATGGCATACCCACCAAAATACCCCTAATAAAAAAAAAGTCAAATAAGGGACTAGGTACGTTACTAAAAAGTAAACTCCCAGAAAATCTTAAAAATAACTTCGATGAGTTTACCAGAGACAAAAATCTATCCCCTCAAGACGCTGAAATTCAAGAGAAAAGCATAGGAAAATACCTCGAAAAGAAGAATGAATTGCTACAAGAAACGCTCAAGACTAATGGAAAGATAGCTAATACCGATGAACAACGTAAGTTCTTTAAAGACATTGGATATAATGGTGCTAACTCTGCTGCAGTTCAGGAAGCGGCAAGTCAACTGAATAAGGATCAGTGGAGGCATCTACTTAAAAACAACTCTGAACCAGATGCTGTTTTATATGCGGGTGGCTCTGGATCGGGTAAAACCTCAATAGTAGGCAAGCTGATGCCTGATATTGAAGATACAGCGTCTGCAGTTCTTGATGGAAATTTGTCTACATACAGCAGTGCTAAAAAACGAATTGCAGAAGCGAAAGAAGCAGGGAAGAACCTTAAGTTTATTTATGTGTATCGTGAACCTGTAGACGCTTGGGTGAACGGTGTGATTGCGCGAATGTTAAATAATGCAAAGGAAGGAGGAAGGGTTGTTCCACTGTCTGTATTCACGGAGAATCATAAGGGGTCTTATGATGTTATAAAGAAGTTGAAAGCTGAGTATGGCGATGATGTAACAACACTTGATAATTCACTCGGTAGCGGTAATGAAGAATTTATGTCTCTCGACAAGTTTAACTCGATACAGTATAGTGACATTAAGTCGAACCTATTAACAGCAACTAAGCAACTCTTAGAAAATGGAACAATCAACAAAAAACAATATGACGCACTCGTCAAATAAAAAGGACTCAGGCTTTGACTATGGTAAAGCATCTCTTCAGGCTTTGAGAGCACATGGAGAAGAAATGAAAGCAAAAGTTATCAAACCATTAATGTCTCAAGCAGAACTCGCAAAATTCCGATAATTTCTTTTTATTGACAAGTCGATCACTCAGTCAGGGTTATTAACTGCAAAACTTAACGAAACAAAAGCTGTATTTTAGCCTTATTTGTTACTTGTCCACACGTTTCTTTGTACTATATTGACATGGGGTGGCAAGGGGTGTATACTGTAGTTAAGTTTAAAAGGTAATAAAACAACTATGACTACACAAGCATCAAATCAAATTGTCTCCTGCACATGGGGTTACAGCATGTCAATTGTAGAGTTTTTTGAAATCATCAAGAAAACTCCAAAGACAGTAGTGCTCCGAAAACTCAAGCAAACATGCAACGAAACTGGTTTCCTTTCAGGTCATGCTATGCCAATTGAAAAGGTGTACGAGAATCGAGATGGAAAGTATGAGGAAGTCCGGGCATACAAACGCGAGTATAGCGGGCGGACCACATTTATCAGCAATAAGAATGGCTACAAACAATACTTCGACATTTGGAATGGTCAGCCTAAGTACTATAACCATTGCGATTAATATGAATCATTACGAAATAAAACAACAAGAACGCAAAGAGAGATACTTAAATAAATCAGTTACTCTCTCACAAAAATCAAGCAAACTACATGATGCAGGAATGGATGCTCTCAAACAAATTCCTTTCGGACAACCAATTCTTAGGGATCACTACAGTGCAAAAGGTGACAGGGCGTACAGAGCAAGAGCAGTAGGGAAAATTGAAAAGTCATTTGAGATAAAAGATAAAGCTAATCACTATGCTCAGAAAGCTGAGAGTGTTGGAACAGGGGGTATTTCTTCAGATGACCCTGATGTAGTATCCAAACTACAGGAAAAACTTGAAAAACAGCTTAAAGACCACGAAACAATAAAGCGTTTAAACTCAGAGGCTCGTAAAAATGGCACAGAAAAGCCATGTCCTGCTTACATGATTTCTAACAGCAACGGTAGAATCAATGCAACTAAAGAACGTATAAAACAGCTCACTGCTAAATCTACAATGCAGTTAAGAGAAACTATAGTCGGAGTTGGTTTTACTTGTAGGGAAGATTTAGAGGAAAATAGAATTATGTTTGAGTTTGAAGGGAAACCAAACGAGGAAATCCGTAAAATTCTAAAGAGCTACGGATTCAAATGGAGTCCTACACGCAATGCATGGGTACGACAGCTCACAAATTCAGGGCGATACGCAACAGATCAAGTTATAAGTATATTAAAATAATATGATAAATAAAATTAAAAACACAGTAAACACGATAGGGAACTCTTGGACTCTTAACCACAAAATGCTTTTGTTCTCACTGTCACTACTTACTGCAATGTTATTTCAAAGTTTTGCAACACTTCTTCCGTCACTCCCAACTGAAGTGATCGCATATGAAGCAGTGAGAACAGAGTTTGTATCTGATACAGATACAATAAGTACAGCAAAGACTCAGCTTGAGAATGCAAAAAAGCTCCTTACTGCAGAAGAAGCCTTACTATTATCAGAGATAGATGCACACGAAAAGCGACTTGAGGAAATACGAGAGATTAAAATGTCTTTTTCACAAGCTCCAGATCAGCAAAATTAGTACGAGCAATCTGGGGCGCAGAAACAAACGGAAAATTCGTGTGTACAGAACAAGGTAAGTCAGGGGAATTACGCTCATGTCTGCAATACCTTGACTCTACATGGAAGCTATGGAGTCAGGAATACATTGGATATGTTGCCCCTGTAACTGAGGTCAATGAAATGTATGTTGCTACTCTGAAGGTACAGGAGTGGATCGACTCAGGAGCAAGTGATTGGAAGGTATTCCTTTATTGGAATGGCGGGGATGGACGGGAAAAGAGGGGGGTTAATCAGTATGGTATCGAATATAATACCGTACAATATGCTCAAAAAGCATTAGTATATCTCAGCAGATAAACAATCATAGAGTATAATCAGGGGGGTATTAATTTTAATTTATGGAACAATTTACTATTGGCGAGATTTTTCGTGGCAAGATGCTTTTGAACAATGAAGGTAAGCCGTATACTGCACAGGCAACAGTCTCAAAAGTATTGTCTAACTATCCTTATACAGTCAAAAAAACACCGTTTGGTGATGCAAAGATGTTCTCAAAAAAGACAATTGAAGAGTTAAACAATCGTTGGAAGTAACGCCACAAAACAGACTCCTTTTGCCATAATCGGCATAATGTTCTCAATAAAAATACTTTCTGTCGCTATTCTTGGCATTTTTGTAACTCTATCAGGTTATTCTTTTTATACTCAATCACAAACTAATGAACCACTAGCTGTTTTAGGAGGGGGACCGGGGACTATCAATCAGCTCCAACAGTGGATAGCGACTGTAGGTGGCATTGTAAAACTATCAAGCTCTACAGCAAGTATTCGCGTCCCTAGTCTTATAAACTGCGATACTATTGATACGGATAGTGACGGAGACTTTGCCTGTGGGACAGACGCTACAGGTGGCGGAGGAGGCGGGGGTTCTATTTCCACATCATCAATTCCAAGTGCGGGGAATCTAGCATATTGGACAAGTAACAAAGCACTCTCACAAGTAGCAACGGGGACACTTACCGAAACTGTAACTGGACTGGCTTTGTCTGCTACGCGAGGGCTTGTAGGAGGTTCTTCAATTCTTTCTTTAGATGCAGGACGGGTAATCCCATTAAGTGCATCAACAACAAATTGGAATGGTTTTTATGACGTTCCGTCTACTCGTATTACTGCGGGAACAGGGATTGACTGGTCAAGCAATACACTTAATGGTGTCTATACCGCAGGTGACGCACTTACACTCACGGGAGAGGACTTTAATTTTGATGGAGGCATTAGTCCAGCAGGAGCGTTGGGCGGGACATGGGCTTCTCCAACAGTGGATGATGATGGTCATGCTCATACCGCTTCAACTATCTCAGGGTTAGGCACTGCCGATATTTCAGGACTCGATATTTCTGACGATACTAATCTTGCGGTCACTTCTCCTGTGGTTCTTACGGGAGACACACTGAGCATTTTGGCAGATGGTATAGGTGATACGCAGCTCGCATTTAATACAGGACAGACACTTACTACTGCAGGGACTCCAACTTTTGCAACACTTGATACAGGTTTTGGTGCAAATGAGCTATACGATATGAATCAGCATGTACAGACTACTGATCGTGTGACTTTTGTTCATTCGACAACGACATCTGCTGCAATAACAGGACTTACTTCTGCACTTGTGCAAACAGGGGCATCAGGCATTACTGAAGAATATGCGGGGAGTGGAACATGTACCAATCAGTTTGTAACGGTTCTTTCCGCACTTGGTATTGGGACGTGTGCTTCAATCAATAATGCACAGTGGTCTGGTACTGATCTCTCTGTTGCAAACGGAGGTACTGGGCTTTCAA